GAATAAATTGACTTTATTGCTGATTTAATACATAATAGTATTTCAATGAAGAATATTCGCATAATTAGAACCGGCATCAATGTTGATGAAATTCTTGCACAGTTAGAAGAATTCAAAGACGATTGGGGTGCGCAGAAAAAGCTTCCGGGCACGGCTCTGCAGGATCCGGCTAAATACGAAACCACTGTAGATATTCTACAGTTAGTCATGGGTGGTATTGAGCGATTAGGTCAATATGTCGGTGATACCGAAATTTGTCATCAAACACCGGCGCTGAAGCATCATCGCGCCATGGTGGATTTCCTAAAGGAAAATTTTCATGCAGTGCGACGCTGTGCGTTCTTCAGTCTGCCCGTAGGCATGAAGGTTGGACGTCACATTGATCATGGAAGCTATTATCTGGACAAGGATCGATATCATCTGAGTCTGCAGGGACGCTATAAGTATAGTGTGGAAGATCCCGATGGCACCGTCGAAGCGGTGGTCATCGAACCCGGTACCCTGATGTGGTTCAATAACAAGTATCATCATTGGAGTGAGAATGTTGCGGATGTTCCACGAGTGTCATTTATATTTGATGTACCGCATCACGCAACCAATCCCTAGGAGTTGAATTTGAATTTAAAGCATAAATTTCCCGGCAGTGAAGACATAGATCGCAACGGCAGTCAGGCCGGTCAGGATTTGTTTGTCATACAGATGCTGGATGGCAAAGAACACGGCTCCTATCTGGAGATTGGCTGCAATGTTCCGGAATACACCAACAACACCTGGTTGCTGGAAAATGCCTTTACCTGGCGAGGGGTGAGCCTGGATATTTTACCGCATGCAGTGAATCAGTTCAATGCTGAACGAGCCAATCCCGCAGTCCTGGCCGATGCCTGTTATGTGGACTACAATGATCTGCTCAATCAAGCAGACATCACCGATCAGATCATCGATTATCTGAGCATGGACTGCGATCCACCGAACATTACATTTCAAGCTCTGCAGCAGATTTTTAATACCAGCCAACGTCGTTATCGAGTAATTACATTCGAACATGATAGCTATTTGGCTGGCAACGACATTCGAGATCAAAGCAGAGAATATTTGACCAATCATGGATATGAATTGGTGATTAGTAATGTTAGTGTGGAAGGTTATGGTGCTTTTGAAGATTGGTGGGTTGATCCCAATCTCGTTGATAAAGACATCATAAATACATTGAGAAATAATGATTTAAATCAAGCCAAGTTATGGCGCGATACTATTATGGCAGATTAATGATTTCCTGTAGCGGTGATTTGCATAGATATAATAGCAGAAATTTTTCTGCACAACCAGGAGATTGATATGAAATGGACCACCCCCTCAGCACAGGATCTGCGTTTTGGTTTTGAAATCACCATGTACATCGCAAATCGTTGATAGATAAATAATCTTAGGGTTGGAAGATCCCTAAAACTTCCACTACACACTCACAACACAGAAAGGTAACATCATGAGTAATCTAACTCCGTTCGAGATTCGCCTTGAACTTCTAAAAATGGCGAAAGACATGCTGGTCGAAGAATACTTTGGCAAGCGTGATCAACTTCAAGAAGACTGGCGCATTAGGGTCGAGGTTGCCAAATTAAACGGCGGCGCTATTCCAGACCATCCAGCAGTGCCAGCATATCCCAGTGAAACCGATGTCATCAATAAAGCCAAAGAGCTCAACGGCTTCGTTTCCAATACACCCACAGATAAAGTAAGCAAAAAATCTGCCTAACGGGAAGGGGCGGTTCGCCGCCCTGCAACTTAAAGGAGAAGTAATGCTAAACAAGCACATCACAAAAATTTTCTTTGCAGTAATGTTTTTATCGTTTGGTTTAGGTACAGTCAGTAATCCCATCACACCGGCACAGGCTGCCGATGCTGCTATGCAGCAGAAATATGCAGAATTTAGAAAGAAGGAAGAGCAGAGATTGCAGAAAGAAATTGTCTGCATGGCTCGCAATATTTACTTTGAAAGCGGCAGCGAACCCTATCGCGGTAAAATTGCCGTGGCCCAGGTTACCATGAATCGAGTGCAGAGCGGAGACTATCCCGGTACCGTCTGTGGTGTTGTACATCAAAAGTCTCACAACCAGGGAATCACTGTATGTCAGTTCAGCTGGGTATGTGAAGGCAATTTAAAAATTCGTGCACCGGAATTGTATGCAGAAAGTCTGCGAGTAGCGCGACGTGTAATGCTTGACGGTGTGCGTCTACCGGAACTTCGAGGCGCAAAATTCTTTCATGCCACCTATGTAAACCCGGGCTGGAAACGCAAACCCAAGGCTAGAATTGGCAATCACATCTTTTACTAATCATGAAAACCTGGAAGAAGTTATTGACTTTCAGCACTCTAGAGTTTACAATTATTTTAAACCCAGTAAATTGGAGTTGGTGGAAGTTAGATATATACTATGAAGATGGTTGGGGATGTCGCAAAGACTACCCTACCATCAATCTGAAGTGCTTATTTTTTAAATTTTATTTTTGTTTCGACAATGGAGATTGGTAGATCATGAAACTAAAGCCGCCGCAGCGTAATCCTAACAAACAGATTAATCCGCTGTTCATTAATAAACCCCAACCACCTAAGCAGAAGAGCGTATTCATCGCTACTCCGATGTTCGGCGGCCAATGCAATTACATGTACATGATCAGTTTGATCAATCTCTTGAACCGCCTTGGTCAGGCCGGTATTCCAGCGATGTTTGAAATTGCCGCCAATGAAAGCCTGATTACCAAGGCTCGTAATATTCTGGTGGAAGGATTCCTTAAATCACAGGCCACACATCTGCTGTTCCTGGATGCCGACCTGGGCTTTGATGCCGACGATGTGATGCGCATGATTCAGTGCGACAAAGACATTATTGGCGGTCAATATGCCAAGAAGAAAATTAACTGGGAAGTAGTTAAGAATGTGGTCAAAGGCAATCCCGACATTCCTGGTCATGCCATCAATGCCGTGGTTGCGGAATCAACCTTCAAGCCCGTAGGTGACAGCCTGACATTTAATATTGCCGAGCCAGTAGAAGTAGAAAGCATTGCCACTGGCCTGATGTTGGTTAACCGCGATGTATTTACCAAGATGGCAGCTGAATTGCCGGAGATCAAGATCATCAGCGGCGGTTCCGAAACCATGGATCCAAAGACCATGACTCGTGTTACAGATCCACATCGTGAAGCTCATGCTTACTTCGATGTTAGCATTGATCCAGAAACTCGTGCCTATACCTCCGAAGACTTTACCTTCTGCAAACGCTGGCGTCAACTCGGCGGCAAAATTTGGTTGGCACCTTGGACTCGTACCGTGCATGTAGGAACCTATGAGTATGTCTGTGATCTGGCAGCAGTGGCCACATTTACACAGCAGCATCTGCAGGCACAGAATCAACAGGCTCATGCTGGTGTAACTCCCGTAGAAGTGTAATATGGCAATCAACGAAAAGATTGGTGCCAGGGAAATAGTTGGTCTGCAGCTCACCAATAAAAAAGGTGAGATTGTAGATCAACGCATAGTACCGGAAAATGGACCGGAGATTACTACTCAATTTGTCATTAGTCGTGAGTTTAGTTCAGCTAACGAGTTTAGTTTGTTTGTGGAACGACAGCATGTTGAAAGCGGTGTACCGCACATGGAAATTGTAATCAATTACTGTGCGGAAAAAGACATTGATATTGAAGTAGTGGCTCCACTGATCAATAAAAGCCTCCGAGAAAAGATTCGGTTAGAAGCCGAAGAGTCTAATATGATGAAGAAAAGTGGTAGACTACCTCTATGATTATGACTGAGTTTGAAGCCTATAAGATGTACCTGGCAATGCGCAATCACTTTCAAACCGAAGACTACGACGTTATAAAAATGCGGGGTCGTATTCGAGCAAGTCGCAAGAGCTTTTTCGACACCGGCAAGGAACCGCAGTTTCGTCGTCTGGTCAAGCAGTACAAGGATGCCGAAATCTGTGACTTCTTTCTAGCCAACTTTGTGGATGGTAATCGCTATGGTGGAGTGTATGATAGTGAAGCCACCGAATGTTATCGTCAATGGTTGGCTCGTCGAGAAAGTCTGCGTTATCGATTTGAACAGGATCTGCATATTTTACAGACAGAATGTGACGAGGCCGGAATAAATAACCTGGCTGATGCATTAAACAGCATCGAAGGTCAACATCCGCTGATTGTGCGCTGTTATTTGAGAAAGACCATTCAAATCGAAACTCTGGTGATTTTAAACAAATTGATGAATTGGGCAGCCAACGTCAATGACAATTGCAAGGATACTTTGATATGGCCGGATCTTAGCAGACTTATTCGCAAGTATAATCCATTTTTACGGATCAAGGAAGATGACTACAGAACTATCCTCGGAAGATTTACCTGATTTAACTGAAGCACGCCTTGAAAATCTCGAACATCGAGTGCAGGACATGGTTTTTGAAATCAACCAACTGCATGACATGATCCGCGAAACGCATAAATTTATTATTCAACTTGGAAAGAATCAGGCTTATTTGGCTGAGCGAGTAAGTCGTTGGCCATTTATTAAGGTGTGATTCGGGAAAATACGGAGATTGAAATGTCGGTAAAGAAGTATCGTACATCGGATTATGATGACGAAGTTCGAAGTAAAAGAGAATATCGGTCGGAAAAACGTATTGACAAATATCCTCAGACCATATATACTATGATGTCCGATGAAGAATTGGATTTTGATGAGCAGGAACTAGATGAAGAACAGCAGTAAACATACAACGCCTATACAACGTAAATACAAGGAGATACTAATATGGCATTCAATAGTCTAAGCGAACTACGCAGCAGCCGCGGTAATTTTGACAACCTCATGAAGGAAGTTGAAAAGATTGGCAAACCCGAAGGTGGTAGTAACAGTCGGGATGACGATCGTTTTTGGCAACCGGAAGTAGATAAGTCCGGCAATGGCTATGCAGTAATTCGTTTCTTGCCCCCGCCCAAAGGTGAAGAGCTGCCCTGGGTGCGTATTTGGAATCATGGTTTTCAGGGTCCAACCGGGAAGTGGTATATTGAGAATTCACTGACCACCATCGGCAAACCTGATCCAGTATCCGAACTCAACAACGAGCTCTGGAACAGCGGTAGCGAAGCCAGCAAAGAAGTGGCACGAAAGCAGAAGCGCAAGCTGAGCTATATTTGTAATGTCTTAATCATCAGCGATAGCAAGCATCCGGAAAACGAAGGCAAGGTCAAGCTGTTTAAGTTTGGCAAGAAAATCTTCGACAAGATCAAGGATGTGATGCAGCCGCAGTTCGAAGACGAAGCACCAGTCAATCCTTTTGACTTCTGGAAGGGTGCAAACTTTAAACTCAAGATTCGCAATGTCGAAGGTTATCGTAACTACGACAAGTCGGAATTTGATGCCACAGCGGCATTGAGTGAAGATGATGCGGAAATTGAAAAGGTTTGGAACAACCAGCACAGTCTGCAGGCATTCCTGGATCCAAGCAACTTCAAGAGCTACGAAGAGCTCAAGAAGAAATTGGATGGTGTGCTAAGTGGTGCCAATGCCGCTGTGGCGCGAGCTGAAAAGATGGACCTCGACGAAGACACACCGGCTGTTAAGGCTGTGGCTAAAGCCGCACCCAAGGCCGCGGTTGAAGAAGAGGATGATGAAAGTCTTAGCTACTTTGCCAAGCTAGCTGCCGACGATTAATCGCAAGCAACAAAAAACCCCGCTTCGGCGGGGTTTCTACTATTAGAAAGCGTTGTATAGTCGGTTCATGTAATTATTGAACGCATTGTCTTCGGGTCGCACCGGAGCTCGCATCACCGTGGTTACTGTGTTATCACCGCCCTTGGTAGTTGGAGCATTCACAGTAGGTGCGTTGATAATAACCGGAGCCGCAGCAGCGGAGCGTTGATCTGCTATGGCAGTAGTGCGAGCCGCTATTTCCGGTCCTTGTGCGGGACGCAGACTCGGAGCCACTGCGGAGTCGTCGCCAATGCCCAGATATCTAGTATACCAGGGCGCATCTTTTAAGCGTTCCTGTCTTTCCGGACTGTTCAATTCATTGAATTGATTTTTAATGTTGCCTAATTTTTCAAAGGTCGACATTTCCTGTTCTTTCATGAACTGACCCTTGGCTACTTGTTCAGGATCTCCGCTGGCAATCATGGCATCATATTTGGCCGTACGTTCTGCCCGCGCCTTTTCTTCCATGTCGTCGATCATGTTCATGCCAAAATAGCCGGCAATTAACGACAGACCCATGACTACGGGACTACCGGGTTTGACGTTCTTGGCGGCCTTGGCAGCATTGCCGGCATTTGGGCGGCCACCACCAGTTGGTTTACCACCCATGCCTGTGGGAATGATAGGCGGAACGCCCGGGCCGTTGTTCTGTTGATTTTTTACTACATCAGTAAGTTCTTTGATGGCCTTGACAATTTTTTCCGAGCCTTTGGCAAATGGGCCAGCGGCATCGTCAGCTCGGTATGAACCGGCATCGCTGAACATGGTATTTTCCTTGACCTCAGCTTTAGGTAAGGGATTTACCTGACCATCGCTTTTAGGTACAATTAATTCCGGACCTTTTTCTCCGACAAGATAGGGTCGACCTTTGACAATAGGACCACCCTTGGCTCGCGCTTCAACTTTAACTTTAGGTCCACTCCCCATGAGCTGATCCTGCTGTCCCTGCAGAATATTTGGTCGAGCCCGTGTTTCAGTGGAACGGAAATTGTCTAGAAAATTCTGAGTCTTTTCCGTGCGCTTATTTTCAAAACCACGCTCAAATTTTTCCATCATCATATTGCCAAGTATAGAACCAGCAGCGGCACCGCGCCCCATGACCGCATCTTTGGCATCTACCTTCTCACCTTTAGCGTTAAATATGTCGCCGTTGGCGTCGCGGCTCATGCCACTCTTCAATACTTCTCGACGACCAAGCAGAGCCTTCAATGCATCACCAAAGGTTCCCTGATTGCCGCGCACACCCGCAGCAGCATTTTCACTGGTTCTTTCTGCAAGACCCATCAGTGATTTTTTAGCGCCGGTATCCTCAGTGGCTTCCATGGCACCACGCAGGCGCTCCAATTCTTTTCTCAGGACCTTGCTGTCTTCACTGCCGGCTTCCTGAAGTTTGATTAACGTGTCTTCAATCTGCTGAAATATCTCTCGCTGATCTTCGTTGGCCTCTGCCAGCAGGCTATCGCGTCGCTCAGTCTCTTTGATAAATTGATCAAAGGTTCCGCGATTTTTAGCGGTCAGCGTTTCATTGAGGCTGCCGCCTTTCTGAAGTTTAACTTTTTCTCCGATGACTTCTGCCAGCTTGGTGAGTCGCTGGTTGCGCTCGGCCTCAGTTAACGGTTTGTCTTCTGCGTCTTTCTTGCTGCTCCGACCTTTTTCCTGCAGGAATTTTGGCAATCCTCGTTTGATATCCGAGCTAAGATTCTTTATTTCATTTTTAACGTCAACTAGGCCCACGGAACCGGGTACTGCTCTTCTTGTAACGATCTTTCTAATGTCCGAATCTTCTTTGGCCATTTGTAGATCATTGACAACTGCTGCTTTAGCAATGGTATCTAATTTGCTTAGCTGTTCTTTAGCAATCTCTAGTTGTTTTTCAGACAGTTCGCCGGCACCAATCATGCGTTCCTGCGCCTGCATCAATTCTTCTAAGGATATACCCTTGCTTTTGGTTTTAGTTCCGCGGGCCATGTTGTTTACTCTTTATTGTCGGTTGGTATGGAATTGTTTTCAATGGCTGCTGTTTTCTCTTTAGTACGTCCATAGGCAGCCACACCCAGCACAGCACCCATGGCAATGTGGAAAAATCCTCCACTCTGCAGGGTAATAGGCACCCATTGACGAAATGCATCATTGGCTGCCTGTGTTTCCCAGAACTGTACTGCGGTAAACATGATGGGGAAAATCACAAAATCAAACAGGCAGCAGACCATGTACATCCAACCCATGGCAGGACGCCATTTATTCTGCATCCAATCTTCTTTGGGATTAACCACAGCCATGATTATTCCTCCTCAGGCCCATTGGGTGGTGGAGCATCATCCTTTTGTGACTTACCGATTTGAATGCCGGTAATGATACCAATGAAACCACCGATGATGGTCTGGAATGCCGGACTCAGAATTTTAAATACTTCGTCGTTGCTTACCAGATCGTTGGGTGCGAACAAACCAACAACCAATGATACACACATGCTGATGATTACAAAAGTTAATGTATAGGTACATACTCTAACAATGTTTAATCCCAGTGTGGCTTTTTCTAATTCTATTTTGTCTTTTAGTTCTTCATTCATGTTACTACCCCTTCTTTTGTTGTTGTAATCGTTTATTTTCTTCTTCAAGGTGGTTAATTAATAACATAACATAAATTTCCCTTTCCCAGGGCAGCATATTTTCCAGCTCAGTTAAACTATACTTATGGTGTTGCATCAAATTAAAATTGGTCTGGTAATAATTAAACAGGCTTTCATGAGAAAGGATCAACCGAAAAAAC